TTACTTGTCCGCCCGGGCGGCGGCTTCCGCTTTGGCCTTGGCATCCGCTTCGGCTTTGGCAGTGGACTTTTCCTTTTCCTTTTCCTTTTCCTTTTCCTTTGCCTTGGCATCGGCATCCGCTTCCGGGGCATCCGCAGCCACCACCTGCTTGAAATGGAGGAAGGCATCGAGCCGGGCACCTTCCGGGATGGGAACCTTGGCGCCCTTTTCATGGAGCTGCCCATCGATGTGGATGCCCTTGGGGTCACTGACCTTGAAGTGTTTCATGATGATTGATTTGTGACGGATTCCCCCCAGGATCAGCTCAGGACGGCACTGAAGTAGTAGCCGGCACCGGCGGCGATCACTTTCTCGTCGGTGTATTGGCGGGCGCGGACGACGCGGGAATCGATCTCATCCTGGTCATAGGTGAAGGTGGAGATGCCGGCCGGCCCGGAGCCGGCGGCGGCGGTCCAATTGAAGGTGCGGGCAAAATTGAGCGCCTTGATGTCATCCCCGGGCTGCGAGTAGCTGAGGAAGGCCTCATTGCTCCAGACATCCCCGAGGCTGGCCGTTTGACCCTCTGCGGCGGTGTTGATCAAGTCCCCCGACACGGCGATCTCGAGTTCCAGGACGGCTTCGATCTGGGCCTTGGTGAGGATGCCATCCGAGTTCTGATAGTAGCCCTTGAGCTCGGGTGCCTGGACCAGCTTCCGATAGACGTTGTATGGCAAGGTGAGGAGATTGGGAACGGTGCCGATCTGGGCGCGGATGACGTTCTTTCCGGCCTCGATATCGGCGACGATGGTGGTCCCGGAAGCGGCTCCCCATTTGACGGATGGAGATGCCGTCTGGGTGACGGCGCGGGCAAGATTGCGGACGCGGATGTCGTGATTGATGGCAACGACACGCAAGCAGCGCTCCATGGCAGAGCGGTCCGCAGCAAATATGCTGGCGAACATTTGGATCTGCATTTTATCGATGGGCTCCTCGATGCCGTAATCCTTGGCGAGGAAGGTATCGTCCGAGAGCCGGGACTGCAGCCGCTTGAAGGCGGTGGATGGGGCGCGGCTGATATCGGTGGGGACATCGGTGTAGTTGCTGCGGTCATAAATGTAATACGCGGAGGCGTGCAACTAGGTATTGAGCACGGGCGCGATCTTGAGACCGACGGCGGGCAGCCCTGCCATGTAGCGGGTGGCGATGCCGGTGAGGAGCGGATTGAGGAGCGGGGTCTTCATGGGGATGGATCAGTTGGAAAAAACAGGGTGAACAGCAGGGTGGATGGATTGTCAGGCGATGGTGCGGAACGCATCGATGATCTCGATGACGTCATTGTCCGCAGAGCTGCCCTGGCCGATCTTTTTGCCGAGGGTATTGCCAGTGGCCAGGGTGACGACCTTGCCGCCGGTGCCCCAGCCGACGTTGGCGCCCTTGGCGATGACGCCACCGGACTTGACCTTGACCGTGCCGCCCTTGCCGAGCAGGCGGATATTCACGTTTGGATTCCCTTTCTGCTTTTGGCTCAGAACGCCGATGGCAAGGTTTCCGGAGGTGGCAAGCTTGACGGTGCCCTCAGCGGTGCCGAGCTCCACGAGGAAGTGTTCCTTGTCGAGGAGGGCATCCACGGTCTCTTCCTTGAAGGACTTATATGCGGTGTCTTCGTAAGTTTCCATGATGGTGAGGAGTGATTGGCTTGGGGTTGAGGATCAGGAAAATCAGCCGAGTGTCTTGAGATACCCTGCGTAGGCGGTGGGGTCTTGAGCGGCCACCAGTCCGATGGCTTCATCGATGGTCCTGGCCTGGCCGGCGGTGACGAGGGCCTTGGCCTTGCCTTCGAAATCGGAGGCATGGACCGGCTTGCCATCGGCAGCGGTGACCAGCGGCTTGTCGAGGCCCTGATGGAGCCGGGGAAGCTGGGCGAGGATCTCCTCGGCAAAGGCGTCGCCGGCTTCGATCTTGTCGCGGAACTTGGTCTGCTTGTCCTCATCCTTGGGAGCGATGCGGCCATCGGCGACGGCGGCCTTGACGAGGGTATCGGCGCGATCCTTGCGGGTCTTTTGCGCTGCGGCCTCGGCGGCCTGGACCTTGGATTGCAGGTCCTTGTTTTCCAAATCTAGGCGGGTCGCGGTGGCCTCGGCATCGGCGGCTTTGAGCTTGAGGGATTCGATGGCTTGGACGGCGAGCGTTTCAGCATCGGCGTGGGCGGCGCTGATCGCGAGGGCGGCAAAGATGAGTTTGGACATGGAGGTCGGATGGTTGGGTTCGGGAGCGGTAGCAGAAGCCGCATCACTCGCGGCGATGCGGGGAATTTCACGGAATGCGGGTTCGTTGACCAATCCGCCGAGTGGTCCCCGGGCGGGCAGGCCATCGGGGAGGCCATCGTCGCTGAGATAGAACTCGGGGGAGAAGTAGGAGAAATCCTTGCCCTCGATGGCGGCGCGGCCGGCACCAGTCCACTCCACGGAACACATGATCCCCTTCCCTGCCTCATAGCGGAACGCCTTGGGAAGCGCGGAGGCCACTCCCCGCTTGTGCTCGAAATCGAACCACGGGCGGACGTTTGATTTGTTCCGCTCATCCAAGAGCTTTTGTAGGGACGCGGCGATCTCCGCGCCCCTGGCGGCCGGGACCTTGACGGTGACCGTCTTCGGCCTGCCATCCACCGTGGCGGTGATCCTGTGTTCACCTTCTGGCAGGTAGACGATCTCGGCGGGGGTTCCGTCGATGGACGAGGCGAGCGCGGCGAAAATCAGGATGGGCATGGGGGCGGTTTACCCCCCTGCCCTGTCACCGGCCACGCGGCGGAGTGGTCCCCGGAATGTCTTAGGTCAGCCGCCGACTGTAGGAGATTGGCTGCATGGGGCTTGTTCGGCTGCTGTTTTCATTGTAAATAGCTTCATCCTTAGGGCGTCGACTTGTTGCCGCTGCTGATGCATTGAGAACGCTTCTATGCATCTCGCAATATCTCATCAATCCGGCGACATCCCCCCTCACAGAAGAGCTCGTGGATATCGTCCCAATCGAGCAATTCCAAACAATCAGTATATTCAGAACCTTTTGCTGCGAAGGCGTCCCAAACGTGAGTCTGAAGGCCTTCGTGGCATGCGGCTTCGTCAAAGTTCTCATCAAGAGTCTCTTTGGTAACATCACACTCCCATTCTTCGAATGCCTCTCTAAACGCATCCGAAGATTGGCCAGAATAGTATGCCCAACATGCATACTGGTATCCAGCCTCCCGTATAGCATCTCTTACCTTTGTAAGCATCACTTCGTCGCTCATTATTCCTCCTTGTTGTCTGAAGATTGCATTGCAGGCCACACTTTCATGAGGTTCAGGAACTGCCTAGGCACCTCGGTTTGTCAACGTATAGGCCATCCACGGCGGGGAAGGAAGCCCGAATTCAAACTAAGGCGTTGCCCGCCGTTGGATGTGCTGGCTTGTTAGTCTTCTTATTTTCTACGATGTGCTGACCAGTTGAAGCGAGATTTATGATCACTTCGCTTTGGGTGTCTTCCGTTTGCTGTCTGCTTTAAGTATCTCAATCGCAGCATCGGTGGTAGGCAGCGGGCGACTCTTCACCACCGTGTGCCAACCGCCGCAATTAGGATCGGGACAACCACAGACAGTTAATTCGGTATGGAAGCCGGTTGTGTTCTCTCGCTTCTGAAGAGAATTCACCTTGTCCTGACTTCTCTTAAGGTCAGCTATTTCACCGGGTGTAAGAAATTTTCCAGACATAGTGTGTGTTTTCTTTCTGACTAACGTCATAGCGCAGGCGACCACACCAGCGGGGGCCTACGTCGATGACAGGGTTGAGGTTTTAGTTGCGGAAAGACTCTGAAATTAGGGGACTGGTGAGGGTCGCTCTGCCGCGCCTTGTTCGAGATCTGGTTTATATCTCGGCTCACGCCTAGGGGCACATCGTCATTCATTTCTGCCGGTGTATTGAGTTGACCCAATAGTAATAATCTTACAATCACCATCATCCCCACTATTAATCTCTTCGATGAACAATAAATGTATGGGGTGGGATCTACTGAAGTAGATGGCAAGATTCGTTACTTCGCTCTTTTCTCCTGTCACAGGATGCTTTGAGTAACGAACCACAGGATCAACAAAATCTTCAACCCAATCGTTGCCTACCTTCTCCTGAAATATCGCCTTGTTTGATTCAAATGCTTCATTTGAAAAGAAACTATACCAACCTTCATATTCGTTGATCGTTTCCTTTTTAACCAGTTGGTCATGCGGAAATATCAATTCAAGATTTGGGATTTTATGAACTCCCGCTTCAACTGCATCTTGTTTTCGAAAGACGTAGATGGAACAAGCAATTGCCGCCACAATTAGCAGGGCTAATAGCAGTAGAGGCATTCTTTGTAATCTCATTTCTTCCTCGAACAGTTTTGTTGAACGAACGCGTTGGATTAACCCTTGTTATACGAACCGGTTGTTGAACAAGGGGCAACTACAACCCGGAAGGGTAGAATTCGTCTACCGGCTCCTGGGCAGGCCGTTTTCATGGCTGAGATCTATCAATCTTGCGGCCTGCTGACAATCGAATATTTCCCCCGATCCCCCGTGACTTCCAATCTGCTTTGGTGCCAATCATCGATTCCTGGTCCGGATTGCCACCCCATCCCCGCCGTCTGCACCCGTGGACCACCACTCGGCGGAGTGGCCGGCAGTCAGAGCCGTAGCCGTGATTTCAGGCTTTGTGACGGCCTGACGATCACCACGTCGAATGGCATCAGGTTTCCGTCCTCCAGAGTGAGCACGTTCCGTGGAAGCGCATCCATGATGAGCAGATCCCGATCTGCATGGTAATACGCGCCGTCCTTGGAATGCAGCATCTTCCAGCCGAGCGCATCAAACCACGCGTCGATGGCCGGTTGATCGGTCCGGGCACCTTTGTAAAACGGCTGTGTCGTGAGGACAGAAATTCCCTGAGGATACTTCACCGCCCCCATGACACGGAGATCGTCCCCGAAGAATTCGTTCTGCTTGGCCAGTCTGAACAGATATTCGTCTGGAGTGGCGTCCACCAATCCAGCTGTGATGCGCGGTCTTGCGCTCCTTCCTCGCGGGTGAACCATCTCAACGTCAGCGCCAAATCCGAATTTGCCTGGATGGGTCGATTTGTAAACGATTCCGCCAGATTCATCCAAGGTAACCAGATGCTCGCCCCCGGTCAGTTCGTCCGGTTGCGGCGCGCGAGTTTCAATCTCAAGGACGCCCTCTGCATCAGCCCATCGAGCGAGGGATTGAGCCTCTCGGTCGGTGCGGATTTCTCGGGCAAGCCCAGAACTTTCCGGCTCTGTTGAACGAATTCCACGTATGCCGGAGAGCACTTCGGCAGGGTCGAATCCTTCGATGGGGCGGTCTTGAGCATGTGGCAACGCCGGAACCATACCAGACGTAGCCGCGGTCTCAAGCACGATCTTGTGCCCAGGGCCGACGCATCAAAAATGATTTCAGCGAAACGCAGAGACGCCAAGTTCGCAGAGGAAAGCGCTGAGTTTGAAAGGTTTGGCAGGGTTAAATCTGAAAATCCCCTTTTTGCCCAATGACAATGGACCTATTTTTCTCCGCGAACTGCTCTGCGATTTCCGCGTCTCCGCGTTTCGATCATGTCATCCAAGGGAAATCTTGATGCGTCAGCCCTGGCCTTTGCCCGAGATACCTGGGGCCTCGCCAGCCTCCGGACTGATCGAATTCCCGGTGGTAATTGATGGCGGCATTGACCGCGGCCCGCCCGCCGCGTTCGTTCAATGCGGAGCTCTGCGCACCGGTGAGCGCGCCGATGACCTGGCGGAGAGCGGGGCTGGCACCGCCGGTGAAGTTGACGCTGAGGGAGATCATGAGGGCTTCACTCGTAACGGCTGACGCTTCCGGCCAAACATGCGCTTCCAACAGCCTCTTCAAACGCCTGCTGCAGCGCTGCAGTGTCCAGCAAATCAAAGATTTCCGGGAGCTGGGCCTGTGCCTTTTCCAGGGCGGCGAGGAAATCTTCATCGGTGACATGGCGGGACATGGCGAGCGCGGCGAGGCGATCGAAGAACGGGCGGACAGGTGCCAGCCACTCGCGGGAGACACCGGTGAGGCCCACGAGCACGGATTCGGAGAGCTGGTCCACGGTGAGCGGTCGTGCGCCCGAGGCGTCGGCCGCTTCCACGGGTTTCTTTTTTCCGGGGTTATTCACAGGTGGCTCACTGCCGGAAACGGGGGCGTCTGGGTCGGCGGTTGGGTTCTCCGGCTCGGGTTCATCGATGAGCAGCTCCTCGCCCGCGGCCGGCATGGGGATGCCGTGGCGTTCGTAGAACCATGACTTGCCGACCGGCACCTTGCCGGAAGTGACGCCGAGCTTTTCGTCGCGCTCGGCGAGGGCGTTTTCGTCCTTCACTTCCTCGCGCTTGGCCCACATCTCGGGCAGCCCGGTGAGGCTATCGCCGTAGTTTGCCGCCACGATGGCCGGGATGAGCTGATGGGTGAGCACGCCGCCGACGAAATCCGCGACGCCATCCACCACGCCGTCGAGCGTTCCCTGGTGGACCTCGCCGAGCGCGCGGCTGCCGCCATCTTCGCTGACGCCGCTGGTGAGTGTCTGCCCGAGGATGAATTGATCGCACTGCTGGTCTGCCAGGGCGATGAGCTCCCGCTGTGGCAGGGATGCCGCGCTGGTGGATCCGGGCGCGAGGATGTTGATCTTGGTCCCGGGCTTGGTGACGATGTAGCCATTCGCTCCGATCGATGCGAGGGCGGTCTTGACGGCATTTTCGTCCTTCACATCGCCCACCTCGGCGTGGCGCCAGGGGATGCCGTAGAGCTGGGTGAAGTTGAGGAACCACTTGAGGCCATAGACAGCCGCCAGCCAGTATCCCGCCAGGGCGCGAAGCGGGGCGGCCACGGACGGGTGCCCGGAGTGGCCGGCATGAATGGCGATGAGGAAACGGTGCTCCGGGAAGTCCTCAAAGCGCCGCGCGGCCATGCCGCCATCTGGATCAAACATGAGCCGGTCCTCACCATTCGGGCCGGTGTCCAGATCGTAGGGGTAGCCGTAGAAACGGGCTGGAACCGTCTTGGTGCAGCGCGGCTGCCAAGCGCCGTCCTGATTGCGGGACCAGCGGATTTCACACACACCGTGGCCGTAGTAGTAATCCCGGACGATCCCCTTGATGGTGTGCTCGAGCCCGCGTTCGAGATGGGCGGCCCGTGGCTTCATGCCCCAGACGAGCGCCTCGATCTCCTTTGCCTACTTCTCCGCCGCGGCATCCAGTTTCCCGCCGCGCTTGGCGTAGGGGTGGACCTTCCACGGCGCCACGCTCACCAGGCGGGCGATCTCCTCGATGGCCTTTTGCAGCTTGGGCCAGGTATCGAGCATGGCCGTGAAGAGCAGGTGCTGCAGATGCAGATCCCCATTCAGAGCGGCGGCCAGCGTGCTCTTCACATCGCCGGGAAGTTGCTCGCGCTCAAAGTATTCCAGCATCCGGTCACGGGCGAGCGGGACGTTGATGGAGATTCCCCAATCCGAGCCACCCGCCGCGGCCGGAGGAGCCGCGGCAGCTTGAACGAGGGAATCACGGCGCGGCGGGAGCGCGGCACCTACGGGGCGGAATCCGGTCTGCATGGCCGGGAGCCTGCCACCGCCGGCCCGTCAGGTCGTTTCCGGGGAGTGGTCCCCGATTTGGCTTGGCATGGGCATGTCAAACTGATAGACGAGCGTTCAATGAAACGGCCTGCCCAGGAACCGGTGGACGAAGTCTGCACTTCCGGGTCGGGTTTTACCCTGATCAACGACCGGTCGTGTATCACCCTGCAAACCCGACCGGTCGGTTAATAAGACTGTCGATCAGAGAATCATATGAAAACAAATCTGTTATCCATCGCCGCGGTGATCATCTCATTGATCGCCTGCCTGACCGTCATTCGCAGCAAGCAAAATGAGAATTTGAGCCCGAAACAGATTACCGAGGTAAACGCATTGATCCAAGACGCAATTAAGCGAAGAGAGACTGAATTAATTCGCGACATTGCTCCGAAGATTGTTGAGATGACTCAGAATCTTGACACTTACGAACAATTGAAACCAAAGCCAGATCCTTCGAGTATAGAAGAAATGGTTTCCCCATTCCTCAAAATGGTATCGACCGTGGGACAGTAGTGATTCAATGGAACGCACTCAAGCCGAACAAGGCATCCGACGAATGACCGAGAAGCCCCGCAACCTCCAATCCAACCACAGTTCATCCGCCGTTCATCGGTGGATATGAACGTTGGTCTGGAAAACAAAATGACGAAGATCAACCACATCGCAAGACTGGCACCTTACATTTTATCGCCCCTCTTGATTGTCTCAGGGATTAGCATGGATGTGTATTATTCTGACTTGATCTACATATTTTTCGCCCTCTTGATTGTCTCAATTCTTATGGCATTGTTTGGGTTCAAGCACGCGCATTCGGTGCTCCGGGTGAGCCTAGTATTTGGTGCTGGGTTCTTGGGTATATCGCTTGTCAGCAAGACGGTCGTCAATGCCCTTATGGCCAATGCTTTCAGCCAGCTTAGCAGGAATGAATTTGTTTTTTTCGCTACTGCCATAGCTATATTCTCAATTCCTGTTATCGTTGGAATACTAGCCGCGATTGGACCCAAGTATTCGTATGTGAAAATGATGGGGCGCATAGTTCTTTACGGCATATCGCCAGGGCTAGTTATCTGGGCCGCAATTACACAGCAGGTAAGTTGGGAAAGTCCTAAAACATTCTGGGTTCTCTCATATGTTGTCTCATCCGCGATTTGCTGGGAGATATTGGCACGGGCTGGATCCAGGAAGCCGGATACGTCGCGGGTGGCAACCGGCACAAGCCACTGAATCTCAACTCTGAATCCAATCAACCACGCCGCCGCCTCACCTATTACGTTCTCCAAAAACTTTTAGTCGTTTCAACGCCATGAAATCTCTCCTCAGCATTTTCTTCGGATTGTTTTTTCTCAATGGACTTCTGACCGCCGACGGGGTGAAGCCGCCTCTGAACAATGCCGAAGATGCGCTAGCGTTTTTCAAAGAGTCTGCAATTCCAAGGCTTGAGAAGGCCGGGCTTGGCCCCGATCACGATCCTGTGAAGGCAATTCGCAGGATGGTGTGGACGATTCGTTGCTGGAGGGTGAGACCAGAAGACATCGATAAGTCTCCAGATATCCACGGAGTAAGGTGGCCAGAAAAGCACTATCCAATTCTATCAGGATCGGTAGAGCAGGTGAAAGCCTCCAAGGCACATAAATGGATCATCCATTACTCAACCGGGATTGGGAATTCCCTTTACGCCTATCTGGACGCGGCCACGGGGAAGATTCTCTTAGCGTATATCATCCCTGAAGGATGAAACTCGGAGACAAGCCGAGGCACCGGACCGGCGTTGACGTCCTTCTTTGAATCCGGACTTCCATCCCGCCGGTCATCGGCGCACATCAAACGTTGAGCCTCACTCCCTGCCCCGCCACAGGCACTCCTTGTGGCCGCAGCCCTTGGCCATGCGCTCGACGTCGTCCTGCAGCTTGGCGATGGTGTTTCCCTGCGTCTCGATGATCCTGTCCTGGGCGGCGAGGCGGGATTTCATGAATCCCCACATGATGCCGGCGAGGGTGGCGACGGCACCGGAAAGCGTGCCGATGGTGGCGAGGATCCAGGCGATGGGGAGCTCGATCATGGTAGGGTCAGCGGTCAGAGGTCGGAATCGAGCGGAGCGAGATGGACAGGAGCTATTCGCGACGTGCCCCGAAGGGGGACCGCCGGCGGGCGGGATCAATTCAGCGGTCAGCGGTCATTGGTCAGCCGTGAAAAGCGCACTCAGCACAGCGGGCCTTCGAGGAGGATGTAGGGGAACTTGGTCACCCCTGCCGCTTTGAGGGCCTTGGTGAGCATAGCGTGGAAGCGGTCCCACTGATCCGGGTGGATGGTCTGGCAGCCGGCGCTGGAGGTGGTGGAGTAGCCGCCCTTGTGAATGTTGATGGCGATGCCGTCGCTTTTCCCGGCCTGGCCATCCCGCATGACGGGCAGGGCCTCGCCAGGAGTGGCGGGCCGGAATGCCGGATAGCCGCCGCCGGGCTTGCTGATGCCGTGGTTTCCGGGGCGATACCAGTGGACGCCTGGAACCAGGGTGGCGATGCCGGATTTGAACCGACTCGGATCGGTGTTGGCATTGAAGCCGCCGAAAAATCCCGGGCCGACGATGAAGAGGGCGTCGTCGTAGAGCGCCCGGTCATTCTCGCCCGGCTTGCCCATGGTATCCCGGTAGTAGCCGCGGACGCCGACGACATGGACGGCTGGAAGTGCGGTGCCGAGTGCCCGTTGCGCATGCTTTTCGATGAGCTGGAGGCCGGCGCGGGGCGGATGGTCTGGCAGGAGCTTCATGGGTGGGTGAAGGTGAGAGTGGTTGCGGAGGCCGGATTTGAACCGACGGCCTCGAAGTGATGAGCCTCGTGATCTACCGGGCTGATCTACTCCGCGCTTGGGGAAAAGGTCACTTTTGGGGGATGACGATGGGCTTGGGGGCGATGTGGACCGCTCCGTCCTCATCACTGTGTGCATCCCCGTATGGAGTCATCACCGACCACGGAACTCCCGGGGCGCAACTTGTGGCCATGAGGGAGATCGCCAACGCCACAAGCAAGGTTACCGGGTGCAGCTTGAACGAACCGTTGATCTGCCCGTCATCGGCGAAATCACCGACCGCACGGATGAGATAGACAAGCCCGGCCAATAGCGGAAACGCCGTGGAAACCACGGCGGCCACGTTTGGAGGCAGGACATTGGTGAAGCCGGAGAGGTCGAGGCCACCCAGCATCGTGAGAAAAGCGGCGACAGCCGCCAGGACGGATAGGATTCGAGTCTTCACACCGCGACCTTCCTCGCGCCTCCGCGACAATGGTAGCCGGTCGAGTGGTCCCCGGATTGATTTGACGCAGGGGGGCTGTCCTGATAGGCAGCAGGACATGAAAACGGCCTGCGCAGGTGTCGGCGAAAGAAGTCTGCCCTTCCCTGCCGTATTTGCAGGACAAATGCCGCACGCGGTTGTTACAGGACTAATACCGCGCGCTGCTTATTAACTCTGTTCGTCCAGAATATGATCCTCCGACCCTTAATCTCAATTCTGGTTCTCGTTAATGCCGTGAGCGGCCAGACAACTCCAGAAGGCAAAGCTCAGTTTCAGGATTGGCTGACTCCGGAGAAGTGTGCTGGCTCAGATCCAGACGAACTTTACATCAAGCATCTTGAAGTTGACGGCCTAGGCTGGGATTCTGAACAGGCTCGGGACAAGTTTCATGAGGTCTATGCGGAGATTCTGGCGAAGCGAACGGACCAGCAGTATCCAGAGGCAGCAAAGTTCAGAAAATCACTATTGAGCGCTTTCAAGCAGACATTTGAGTTCATACGCACGGCAAACGGCAACACTTCGACAGCCCACCAGATGGCACGTCTTCCTGCAGAATTGGAGTGGATGATCAGTCAAGGCTTTGAATCCAAATTCGAGAAAGGACTGTCTGGAGAATACACTTTCGACAACATTCGGGATCTTGCGAGAATCTACAAAGAATCACAGGGATTTGCTGATGGCAGGGATCTCAGTCGTATACAGGCTGGCATTCTCAAACCCGCTTTGGATCAACTCATGACCGCAGAACAGTCGATGAGCAAGGACGCCAGGATCTATTTTCGGGCCAAGCTTGTTTCGATGATCGCTCAATACATCGCTAGATGACGAACAAGCCGCGTCATGGCAACCACTACCAGCCGCCCTGTTTCGATGATTTCCCGTAATTTCAACACCAACCCCGTGATCGACGTGCGCCACCGCTGGTAGTGGTGCATGCGCTTTTACGTTGACTAAGAAATTGAGAGCGACCGTAGTCTCAAAAACCGCTTCGATCCTTGGAACTGTAATTGCAGGCTACTTCGCCGTGCGCCTATCCGAGTTTGCATCGGTTGCAGGCGCTCAGCTGGGCGGCCTAGAGGAAGGTGGATGGAACTGGCAATTCCTAGGGCCTCTGGCTGCTGGCCGGGTCCTGGGCATCGCGATCACTGTTCTTGTGGCTGTTGTCTTGCTTGCAGTGAGTAAGTCCCGAATATTGCCCCCGGTTGGAACATTGTTTTGTGCGCCCGCACTGCTCTTCTTTGGGTCTGCGATAGTATACGCCATTCAGCTTCATCCGCAGAAAAAGGCACATGCCGAGACAATGGGTCTTATTTCCAAGGCGTGTTCCGATCCGCAGTTTCGCTATGCCCTTGTGACCAAGGCCCGCAAGGGCACGATATCGCGTGGCGAGAGGTGGGCGATTGCACAGGCCGTCTACGGCGGAGAGAGCTTTCCGGAAAAAGACATTTCATTCCTGATTAAGTATTTTAGCGACGACGTGTCGGTGGTCGATCCTCTTCTGCGTTACAAGGGAGTGACCGAGGAAGACATACGGGAAGCATACGAAGCTCACAAACTGGACTCTGGCCACTCGCGCATCAGTGAAGTTCTCGTAGAGACTGGCATGGCCCCCTTGGATATTTTGGAAGACATTGCTGAACACAATTCCAGGTATCCACATTCCCATCGGTATCCAGAGCACCTAATCCAGAAGGCAAGAGACCAGTTCCAGAAAGGATTGCCTAACAAGCCGTGACGCACCAACCGGCCATACATTCCATTTTACTTTCAATCGCGCCGGTGGGCGCACATCAAACGTTAGGCAGAAAACAAAACCATGAAACATCTCGTAATACTATTCTTCGCAATCACTGGCTTTGCCCTTGCAGAGAGCCCCGACGCAACCTCGTTACCCAGCAAGCTGCAAGGAATCGCTTCTGAACTGTTTCAGGCACTTCAAGAAGAGAACATCGAGAAGGCGATCAGTCTGTTTCACCCGGATTCTCCGAACCGAGCAACAACCCAAAAGAGCTATGAAGCCGCCTTTCCTACAACTCAAATTTCCTACGAGCTCAAAGACTTCTCATATATCGGGAAGGATGACAAATTCGCCGTAGTGAGATTCACTCAATCAATCGGGATATTGGAACTCAATGGCAAAAAGGTAACTGATCCACGCCGGGCAAGACTTGAGATAATGATGCTTTTTAGGCCGAGCGGTGACTCGTGGAAGATCTGGAAGTCCGTTGAGATCGAACGCCTACCCCCACAATAAAGGGAGCCGAACAATTCGTGGCGCGCCAACCGGACATAAGCCCGTCAATCTCATATCAGCCTCCCTTCAACCGCGCCGGTGGGCTCACATCAAACGTTCAGCCATGCGAATCACAATCATCCTTCTAATCTGCTCTGAAATTGTTTTTGCGGACTCTTGGATCATCCCTGACTTTCCAAAAGAGCCAACGCAAGAAGAGATCCTCACTCGTAATGACCTGAAAGACGCCGATGAAAAGACTCTTCTCGGATAAGAATAGGTCCTTTTGCACGTTCAATGAACACAGCAATCAATACAATGGCGAAATTTATCAAATCGGAAGGGTTGCTTTTTGTGCTTTGGGCTTTGCTCATGTATCCGGCTCTCGCGCAAGAATACTGGGCGGCAGGTGATGTGCGGACAGTCAAACAGCCCACCAAATCCTGGACAAAGGAGGAAGTCGCCGATCTGCTAGCAATAGCTGCGCCGAAAGATGGCCCCACGGACAGGAAGGTGGCGGCTTTGAAAGAATTGGCCGTTGCCACAGAGCGCAAATCACCGCTGCCGGACGGCTTTGAGAAGGCAATTCTCTCCATTCTCGCACGACCAGAGGCTCAAATAACCGTTCCAGCAGCACGGATTGTAGGTAACCTGCGTCTTGAGAGTGCTCGAGGCGCATTGGAGTCTTGGGCGACCAGCGCAAACAGCGCTGCCGGGGTCGCCGCAATGAAAGCGCTCGTCAGTTTGGGTGGAGAGAAGTCCCTCGTTTTCCTTCGTGCGCTATACCTACAAAAGTGCGTGCCACGAGAATCGCATTTTGGCGCTGAAGTCATTGATGAGACGTCACTTGAAAGAACTAATATCATCTGTGCGCTGATCGAACTGGATGCGAAGACTACGGTTTCCGATGTGATGACCCATTTCTCCCGGTTCCCCAGTACATCGTATAACAAATACATTTGGGGGGTGCTCCTCTCACACACTAATGGACCGTCCGCCACTATCAGGGAGCTAAAAGGGCGAACTCTGCCCGCCTCTGTAGCTACCCTTGGAATCGAATGTGCAAGGGCGAAGGGCAAAGATGCGCAATTATTGATTGACGCTATAGAGAGGGCCGCTTCTCCTCCTGCAAAACGGGGTAATGCCGAATCGGATCCCCGGGAGTAGTTAGCGACAAATCCCCCACTGCCCAGGGCATCCATGCCCTCAAAACCCGGTCACATGGCTCGTTCCAAATCCATTGCCAGCCGCGGCGGTGGAGACCACGTCCTGAGCCCTGACGGCACCGGTGATCCGCGATCCGCAGGCGATACAGCCTAGCAGCGCATCGCCGCGGTCTGGCGAGTGGCGGCCTTCCAGCCTCATCTTGTCCTTGGATTCCACGCGGAGCTTGCCGTTCTCGCTCCACTCGCTCTTGCGGGTGGAGAGCTGCTTGAAGGTGAGCGGATCCAGCACGCCCAGGTTCACGCGGCCGCGCTCGATCTCGCGGGCGCCCACATGCCAGACCTCGCCGATGAGGTTGGCGTATTCGTCCGGCTCGCTGGATGGGATGCCGCCGTGGAAGCGGTTGATGCGGAAATCCAGCTCGGCCATGGCGTCGATCATGGCTGTGCCGAGGCCGTCGGCATCTCCCCAGACCTGGGAGGCTTGCAGGCCCTCGGACTTGCACAGGTAAACAAACTCGCGGGCCGCCTGCATGGTGTCCTTTTCGACCCAGGCCTTCCGGATCCGGGCGACATTGCCGCGGCGGATGGCGAGCACGTTCTCATCCCGGCCGGCGGCGAAGTCGCAGAAGGCCACGATCTCGCCGTCCGGCATCTCGGGCGGCTGGCCGTCGAGCGCCTTGCTCAGGCGGTCCGGTGCGATCACGAGGCGCTCGGCGTCCTCGGTGAACTCCGCATCGTGCATGGAGCGATAGAGCGGGTGATCGGCGCCATACTTTTCCAGGTCCCGCGCGCGTTTTGCTGGATCGATGTGCGGGCACTCGTCGGAGCGGACCTTGCGCGTCCAGAAGTATTTCCTCAGTGAGTGAAACGCCTCGTAGAACTGGCCCCACGGTTTCCCGGGCGAGCTCACCCAGAGCTGGAACACGCGCGTGCAGCGGTCGAATGCCTCGAACACGCCGTCCGGCACGGTCTTCGCTTCGTCCACGATGATGAAGACGGGATCGGTCTCGCGGTTGATCTTGGGGTGCCAGCCCTCCGCGCGGCCGGGATCATCCGTCGAGAAACCGAGCGCGAACCCGCCCTCCGGGGTCTTCAGCTCGGTCTGCAGGAAGGTCCAGCCGGGAAACTTCCGCTGGTGGACGCGCAGTGCCGGCCAGAGCTGCTTTTCCACCTGGCGGAAGGAGCCGGACGTCACGATCACCTGGCCACGCGGAAAGCGGCTGAGAAACCAACAGATGGCGGATGCCACGACCTTTGCCGTCTTGCCGGAGCCGTTCGCCGCGGCAATCGCCGCCGGTGGCCCGCCGTGCTCCTGCAGACCGATGGACTCCAGGCACTCGATCTGCCAATCGTAGAGCGTCTTCTCGCCGAGCTGGAACCACGCGAATTCACTCGGACTGAGGATGGTCCGCTGGGTTTTCACGTGGCGGGATTCTGGCCTGCCTGCAGCTTGGCGCGGGTCTCGGCGATGCGGCGGATGACAAGCTCGTCATCAGCGGTCGGGCGGAAGTCGCCCTCGGTTTTCACCGGGCCGCCATCCGGGCCGCTGATCTCCTGGGTGATTTTCTCGCCGTAGCGCTTCGGATCCCACTTGGCCAGCAGCCTGAGGCGGGTCTCCACGCGCAGCTTGGAGCGCAGAATCCATTCCTTATCGGGGATCTCGATCTCATGGCCGTTCTTCTCGAAGGCGATCGTGTCGTTTTCCCCGGCATCGGCGATGGCCAGGGCGTCCAGCGCGATCCGGTCGAACCCGGCCTCCCTTGCGCGCGCGATGTCCCGAGAAAATACCGTGTCCGCTGCCGCCCAATTCCGCACGGTATCGTCACACGGCATTCCAGGCTCCGAGCAGATGATGGTGAGCGGCACCCCTGCGGAGAGCTGCCCGAGGATCTTGCGGGCGAGCGAGGGCGTGAACCTCGTCGGACGGCCGCGCGGACGCTTCGGCTTCGCAGCCTTGCGGGCCCGTTTCTTCGCGGGTCTCGCCGGCTTCGACTGGCCGTCACTCCTGGGGGCACGTGGCATGCTCCGGATTCTCGCGCGCGCGAGGCACGGTCAATCCCGGCGGGTGGTCCCTGGGATGGCCTGGTCCGCTAGCGCAATTCCCGGTAGCTGCAGCGGTTTTCTGGGATTTCCCTGTTCGCCTTCAATGTTCATATGTACATTAATTTCGAGCAAATCGGTTCCTTCACATGCTTCTCATAGGCTCGTCCGCTAGCCTCCGCTCTTCGTTTTGATTGCAAATCGAGTTCAATTGCTTTTGAACTGGGGGCGTGACCACTCCTGAAAAGAGTCCCGGAAAATCCAAAAACAACACGCGCCCAGGCACCGTTGAGGTAAAATTCACGACGCCACCGCAGGAAATCTTGCATTTCAATCGGTATTCTATCGAGCGGAGCGGCGATTTCCTTCAGATTTCCTTGTGGTTTTCGGATAACATCAGTGTGCCAACTCCAGTGTTTCGGGGGCTGATCCTAGCCTCAGATTTATCTCACTCAAAGGAAACGCTGAAAAGATACATTGAGAAGATCGGGCCAGGCGTTCCAGAGGAACAACAGGGCAGCCGCCCCCCAGTTTGGGAGTCACCACCCGTGGCTTTCAACTTGGTGGATTGTGTCGACAGGGTGAAATGTTCGGAAGTAATTATCCGCAAGTTTTCCCATAAATACGTTACAGATGCGGCGCAATCGAAGTCCGTCGTTGAAGGATCCACTCACGGCGTTTACGTTAGCACCGGATCCCTTCACCGTCAGTTCGTCGTAGAACTCATCAGCAAGGCCTCAGAAAAACCATGAGATTCAAAATCCAAGACTTCGGCATCGCCAGCGGCCTGGCCGCATCGGCGCTGTTGGTATCGAGCCAAAATCAGACCGAAATCACCGAACTTGAGAAGGTCGTCGGATCGGACAGTATCCAAGCATTCGATCAATTGCTGATGGTGTCCGACCAAGAGGCGGAAGTGGAAGATGAAAATCCTCCCACCGTCGTGATCAATATTCCAGCCGAACCGGAATGGGATGAAGTCTCAATGTCCCGGTTCTCCGAACTGGCGGGCAAGTTCGCCATCCAAGGACATCTGAATGAAGCGGAGAACGACGAATATGCGAATCTCAAAACCCTCAGGCGCAGGACACATTTGTCCCGTTCCTACGACGAGATCGTCGCGGATCAAGAGCTCCACAAAAGGGTTTCGGACGCAATCAAGAGCTTGAAAACCCTTGTTGAATATGCCACCGCAACCTACCCGTCCGAGACTCAGGAGAATCGTTCCTGACTCCACGCAATACGGGAAAACCACCTACCGGCGGGCAATCAAGACATTGCTCGGAGAGACGGGTGGCCGCTGCGGGTATTCCCTCGAGCATGTTCTGGATTTTGGCGAAAGGACGATGGAGGTCGACCATTTCAACCCGACTTTGACCCACCCTGCGAGAAACAGACACGACAATCTGATCGCAGCATCCAGACACTGCAACGGCCACAAATCCGAGTACTGGCCGACAGATGAGCAGCAGGAAATAGGGATTCGGTTCCTCAACCCATATGATGAGGCCGACTACGGAGTTCACATTTTTGAGAACCTGGAAACCGGAGAACTGATCGGCATCTCGCCAGCCGGCCGTTGGCAAATCGAAATGCTCGACCTCAACACGGAGCATCTGGTTCGTAAGAGACGGGATCGAACCGAGCTCTTGAAGGAACTCAAGAGGTGTGCCTATCGTTCGGGAGCCGACCGCTCCAATCAAGTATTTGAGGCCCTGGCCGAGTTTCTGCCAACAGTTCACGCCACAATATACTCGAAGATGATACCTCCGATCCCCGAAGCGAGGAGTTAGAACAAAGGATCTCCGTAAATCGCCTTCCAATCCGGATCAGTGGCTGCCTTGTGCCTCAGACAAGTAAAAGACCCACCATCACACTCTCCCCAACGAGCCACCCGGTCGGCATCTCAAGTTTTGGCGCGCCAGTGGCACCGATTCGTGCCCACCGGTCACCCACGAGGAAATGAACCACACCCGCCGCACCGGCTGCCACGAGCGTCTTGTCCGACTTGCTTGATCTGCCCTCAAAAGTTGTCCTTCACCCACACGTAAGCACGGTTGGTTGCGGGGTCGTGCACGGCAAAATAGTGAAGCCCGTCCTGTCCGCGCTGAGACCCCTCAAAGAATGGCGACCGGTAAGCCACCGCGCCACTGAACCGCTTCTTCGGCCAGTAGTATGGCAGAAACCTCCAGAACTCTTGAGGAATCGAATCGGTTCTCTGGAGTCCGAGTCCACTGATCGCCGCCTCGATGGCCACGCGCTCACCATCGATCCGCCACAAGGACTCTTCATCGATGTAGCCGCCCAGAGAGTATGAGTAAAACTTCGTTCTGGCCGGATCGAGCAGGCCCTCGATGCCGTAGACATAAGGGTCTTGAAAGGCAGGAAAGTCGAGAAGCCTTGAGAGAAGCACCAAGACTCCGGCAGCCAGCACTACCAGGACGGCAAGTCGGAGTCGTTTCTTCATTCTTTGGTACGTTTGATGTGATGTCACCGCGTTATTGCGGCGAGCTTGGATTGAGATTGAAGAGCTGTTGGGCGGTTGACATCCATGACTTGTTCGCCTCTTCGGGTTCGGACCATGGGTTCTAGGCCGACAGCAGGTCATGCTCCCGGAGACTGGAATACGCGGGAAGGAGAAACTCCTCCGAGTCTTGATCGGCATCGAACTCATACGACTCGTGCTCGAAACTGTAGATCCCCGGCAATACGAACGAACCTTCCCCTAGCAGGTATCCGTCATAGTCGCCGCTGTACCAGTCCAAGAATGGAAAGAACCTCGCAGAAACCTCCGGGTGAGTCTCCCGAAACCAATCCCTTGCGTGCTTGATGGTAGCGGGAATCAAGGCGAGTGGAATGGCTTGCCAGACAATCTCTTCGCTTCCTTCACGGGACATGCCAACTCCGTTGTGTGTCAAATAGAGCTCTCTGAACTCTCCTGGAAACGTAATGCCTAGGCTTCCTTCGAGTGCGGAAATCTCATCCTCGGATGCACCATCACCCAGGACCAGGTTCCATCCGTCGTCAGGATGGGTGACCTGATGGGCCCGCTGCAGTTGCTGTGTCCACGACTTCAT